TGCCCAACTGACACAGAAGGATGGTACCTTTTTATTTGCCCGTCAAACGCAGGATAGCTTTGAATGGGAAAAGCTGAAAGGACAAAACTTTTTGGGGCAGCCCAAAGTGAATATAGTGATACCTTAATAATCAAGGGGTTCCAGCCTAACTTGGATATTAACATCTGATCCGTTAGTGATATCAACTATTTTAATAAGCTGCCTTAAAGCGTTTTTGATTTCTCCGCGATTGTTAGAATTCAGATTTGGTTTTAATGAGTCAACACGCTTTAGAAAATCTTTTTCTAAGCTGGCTCTTGAACCCGTTTCTGCAATGGAAATTTGTTCTTCAATCTCTTCTCGCTCTCTGTTTATTCTATCGCGAGCAATACGATAATCTTCTCGACTTATGTCATCGTCTTCAAACAACTCGATTTGTTTTTGCATTTTTACATCTAATTTTTTTAATTTTTCATGTAGTTTCGAAGTATCAACTTGGTTTTCAGCTTCAGTAACGGGAACTTCTCCAAAATCACCAGTTATCTGTTGTCCAATTTCTTTTAGATTTCCAAGTACAGTGTTCTCGATCTCATCTCTCCTAATATAGTGGTGATAACATTCTCCTTTTTTAGAGTAAGTGTTACACACGTAATTATAATATTCTCGACCACTGTTTTTTCTTCTATAACGTCCTATCATAAGACCGCCACAATGAGCACAACGTAAAAGGCCTGATAGTAGCCAACGTTCGTTATCGGCTTGTGCTCCTGCTCGTCTACGTGATGTTATAGCCATCTGTAATTGCTGGAAAGTGTCTTTGTCTAATATAGCCTCGTGATGGTTATCAATAATAATCCATTCTTCTGGGGGTCTAGTAAGTATCTTTCCTCGCAGTGCATAAGTACGATTGTAAATCATTGTGCCGGTCAATGTCTCTCGATGCATAAGCCTACGTACTGATCCCTGAGAAAACTGATTTCCATCTTTCGTTTTGATACCCATATCCTTTAGTCTCATCATTACCTTATGAGCACCTTCTCCTTCAATCATCCACTCAGCCATTTTTTTAACAATTTCCGCTTCATTTTTGTTTATCACTAATTTTCCATCAACTATATCGTATCCAAAACAAGGCCTTGATATTGCCTTATCCGTATTAGTAACGAGAGAAATCATGTTTTCTCTGACACGTTCACTATTGCGTCCTCGCTCAAATTCAGCAAAAGCCCCAAGTATATGCAGAGCCATTCTACCAGTAGCGTTGGAAGTATCAAAGCGCTCACTTGCAGATGCAAAGCCACACTGTAACTCGTCAAATTCATCTACGAGCATGAGTAATTCCTTTAGGTTTCGGCAAAGGCGGTCAATTTTAGTTATGATAACCATTCCGATTTCTTTTTTACGTACTTGTCTCAGCATCCTCGTGAGTGCTGGACGCTTTAAATTGCCTGCGGAGTAACCGTCATCGTTAAACACTTCAATAGTCCCCGACCAATCCATGGCATGACAATATGCTCTTAATCGTTGTTCCTGCTCAGATAGAGAGTTTCCTTTTAAAGCTTGTTCATCGGTACTAACACGAATATATAGTGCTATTTTTTTCAAACGGTATTCATTACCTTCTTTACCTAATGTCTTTTAAGTAAACACTGCTTATTTTATAAAAACAAGTATCAATCCTTTCTTCGTATGAAATATATACTGAAAAATTCCTTAAAAAATAGGAAATAACTATAAATCATTAGGTTTTCTATAGTGTATTCTTATAACATGGAAAACAAAGAGAGAGCAGCACCCGACACAATCACATGCCTGTTTGACGGTGGTAGGCGTAAGACGAGCGGCACCAGTTAGCCCCTTGCTATAAGACCTACAGAGAGCCGCAAGGGTAGGACAAGCGGGCATGTTGCTCTTCTTTATCATTCCCTTAGTATTATTGGATGCAATACATAAATCTAGTTTTTATTTGTCTTTTAATTAATAAAGTTAAATTAAGGTATTTGAATAATTTATAAAGGTTAGTTACATAATAATTTTGTATCCAAAAAAAAGAAGGAGGTTAATAAAAAATGATTTCAATAAACAATTTAGAATTAAGTGATTTCAGAATGGATAAAGAAGGAAATGCGGTTATAACCAATAAGGCTTTGAGTGAGACGTTAGCTCTGTTTGCGAAACCAGATCCTCGTGGTTTGGATATTAAGGTTAAAGTTCCTTTTAATGTAGTTATAGGTGGATCTCAGGTTAATAATAATAATTAATAGTAGTAAGACTGCCACAAATTTTGTGGCAGTCTTACTTAAAATGAAAGGATTCTATTCATGAAAAAATTGGCTTTGATTGTTGGTATAAACTATCCTGATACAGAGTTTAACCTTAGAGGTTGCATAAATGATGCAGAAGGAATGCTCAGTAAACTTTTGGAATTTGGATTTACCACAACCGATATACAGATTCTGATAGATAAGGTAGCTACAAAAAAAAATATTCTTGATGGAGTAGATCGTTTAACACAAAATTTAGAAAAAGGAGATATAGGAGTATTTTACTATGCTGGTCATGGTACTCAGACAGCTGATTTGCCACCAATAGATGAACCAGATATGTTAGACGAAGCTTTAGTACCTTACGATGCCATTAAAGCTGTTAAAGACGGAGAGGATGAAATTGAACCCGCTAATCTGTTACGCGATGATGAAATAAATGAACGGATTTCTTTGCTAAACCAAGATGTCCATTTTGTTGTAATATTCGATAGTTGTCATTCGTATACAGCTACTCATGAAATAAGTACAAAAGTCAGATCTATACCGCTCCCCGAGTTTGCAAAGAAAATAAAGTCAATGATAAGTGAGATACCAAAATCTGATAGAGGGTTACATCCAACGGTTAAAATGAATCATTACCTATTAGCCGGGTGCAAGTCAGAGCAGTCATCTTTTGATGATGGAGAACATGGTTATTTTACAGCTGAACTGCTGAAAGAAATGAAGCCAGGACGAACATATAAAGAGCTCCACGATATTATAGTCCCGAGAATTATCGAAAGATCTAACTCTTCGCAAGAACCTCAATTCGAGGGACCGATACTAGATAAAAAGATTTTTGAAGGCTGAGTGTAGTAAGATGTTGCGGATAAGCTACTTGAGAAAATTTATACTGTAAGAATCCATGGAAATTGGATTTTCAAGTAACAATCTTCTTCAAATCTCTTACGGCGCCATAGGGGACCTACGGTAGGTCGGCTATCGTGCCGACCTTTTTAATTTCTTCAATATCACTATTATGCACGGTTAGCTCAGTGGTAGAGCGCAGGCGGGCCCGAGTAAAACAGACCTAAAGGCGTGGGTTCAATTCCCACACCGTGCACCTAATTAAAAGACCTAATGAGAGTGGCGTAGATACGCTGCTCTTTTTTGTGCGCAAAAATAATAGAAAAGGAAGTGTTTTGTAATGAGTACAGAGGCAAGCGCAGTACGTAACGGCGGATATGGATATCTTGGTTCGGATAATATCTTTAAGGTGGTAAATACCGAGGCTGAGGCTCTTAAATATAGCCCCACTGGTAGAGTAGTAAGCTTTGCAGGTCCACACGCATATGGCAACCCTGTTGTCCCTACAGGCACGGGTGAGTACGACCAACTGGCTATTAAACTGCATGCGGATGGTTCATTGACGGAAAGCGAAGGTTTCACGATTCCTGCCCATATCGCCAAGGTAGTCAAAGAGTTGCAGTAATTGTTTTCCCCGGAGCTGATCCGGGGATTTACAGCGCCTAAAGGAAATGTGCGGTTCGAGTCCGCAGGGTGCTATTCAGGATAGGTGAATCTATTCGCCGGTTATTAGCAGTTGTTCAAACCATGGACCTGTTCTATCTAAATCCATTGCATTAGTTATTCCTACTGATTTACCATTAGCATGTTGAAATTCATTACCAATGATACTATAACCGTGGTTTAAAGCTAATTCGTAGAATTTAGGGAAGTTTGTAGCACCTATAGTTGCTTCGCGCTCTGTATCATATTGTTCGAGCGTGTTGGGTGTCCCCCCTTTGATGGTAAATCGCACATCAAATTTGTCTCTATTAGGCACCACTTCGATATCATAGTTTTCATACGTTTTTTTGTATGGCATAGTTATCACCTCCTTTCGAACTAATACTTTCGGCGCACGAAAAGGAATATCCTTCCTATGTGTCGAATTGTTGTGTCGAAGGAGATGATGCTAATGTCTAAATTCGCAGATGATCACATGAGATTACTTAAACTAATTGAAGAAAGCTTTCAAATCTGCAAGATTGCACTCCAAACCGAAGTTAAAGATATTTCATTTGACTCAGGAAATTTCGATTTTTATTTTTTTAGAAACGACGAAAAGATAGCTGTTATGCCTAATGGAATGGATTCTTTCATTTTAAAAAGAAAAACAAATCTAATTGAAGATGAAATTGTAATTAAGGCTGCTACCCAAGATTATTCTCAAAAATTTAGAAAGTACGACCTGCTATACTATGTAAGTGAAGGCTTTGGAATAAAGAAATTCATTGATCGTAACACTGATATGACCGATGATCAAATAAAAAAATTCTTTTCTCTTAGCGAGAAATTACTTGATTATCTCGGTCACAATACAGAAGCTCTACTTATGGATATGAATCCGCGATGTTTGCACGCTTCCACTTGTGCAGATACCTTAGAAGAGTTTTTATTTCCTTTAATTGTTAAGTTGAAGGGAAATGAGCAGGCGGCGAAAGAACTGGCCCAAATTATAGAGCACTGCAATAGATTAGAGGCAGATGATCCGGATAAACTCAACTATATACTTGATGAATTAGGAACCCTCGTAAATAAACATAAAATTCACTAAGTATCCCTGCGTTTCTTTTCTTTTCTTTTGTAATATTCTATAATATTAAATCTAACCTTTACCGATATATGGTAATGGGAGGTGAACTATATGTTGGAAAAGCTTATCTCAGAAGGAGAAGAGGTACGCAAGTCTTGTGTATCTCAAGGAATGACTGGCGATTATTTGTCAGGAGAGGATTATGAAAAATGGATTGCTAAAGGCATTATTTTTATGGAAAGAACTTATCCTGGTGATACTCTTACTCAGAAGTTTGTTGCAGCTGGCAACAGTGCAGTAGGAAATAGTGTTAGTTATTACGATACTATGATGGGCATACTCAAAGCTCTAAATGAATACGAAGGTTAATATGAAGCACCCTAACCGGTGCTTTTTTCTTTGCCCTTATTCCACCAGGAAGGAGGTGTTAACAATAGAAGAGAGCATTTTAATTTACATTGGCCCGCCGATCCCATCGCGCGGGTTATTTCAGTTTGGCAGTTTTGTCGGAGACATACCGGAGTTTCTTGTACCGCTCATGCTGGTGGAAGAGATCCGGGAGTTGGTTGTTGATGTGAATAACTTGGTTGAGGCCAAGAAGGAAATGAACACGATAGGAACTGAAAAGAACAAAGCATTTCAGTATCTATCGAATCCCAATAACATAGAAGCGGAGTTGAGCAAATTGGATGGTTATAAGAGCTTTTTAGGTAAGGGCATTTACATTGAAGGAGAGAATGGCGAGCTGTCGCTTGTGGGCAAGAATAACCCATTGCCTGTAGCTGGACTGTCAGGTGGTGGCGGTGGTCCTGTTACAGTTGACAGCATTACAGATGCGAGTGACGTTGGTAAGAACCTCCTGAAAGTAGCTGATGCTTCTGCGGCCCGTGCAGCCATTGGCGCAGGTACATCGAATCTAAAGGTTGGTACAGCAGTTACAGATGCCAAGGCAGGCAACTACACTCCAGCAGTTGCAGATATCTCAGGAGCTACCGCACTAGGTAAGCAGCTCATGGCAGTAGCAGACGCGACAACAGCTCGTACAGCTATCGGAGCAGGAACGCCAGTCAGTGCGGCTACAACAGTAGCAAACGGTACAGTTAAGCAAGCAGCAGCACAGGCGAATAGCGCGGCTACGGATGTGGCAGGTCTTGTCGCGGACTTTAATTTTTTGCTTGGTAAGCTACGAACTGCAGGTATTATTGCACCATAATACTGTTGAATGTTTATACACCATATACATTAATAATGAATATTTGTGGTGGACAATCATACCCCACTAAGTTATCGCTCTTGGGGGACAATCGTCCACCACTAAATGCACATTGAACATATCTCTTGGGGGACAATCATACCCCTCTAGTGGGGGACAATCATACCCCTCTAGTGGGGGACAATTACCCCCCTAAGAAAGAAAAAAGAAATAAAAGAATAATAATATATATAATATATAGCTCATTTAGAGTTAATAGATACATACATCGTTCTATGCATTATGCATAAAAGGACGGTGTATTTGTTGTTCATACATAAAACAGATAGGAGGAAGATCATGACCACATATCACAACATATTCAGATGGCATATCAAGAGAGCAAGAATAACAGGAGACAGCACAGCAGTTATTGATATCTACATACCAGGAGTGAATCAACAGGATAGAGTGGATATCCGTTTAAACCTGATTGATAGATTACGTGGTATTGATATTGAGAAGAAGACATTGCGAACATTGGATGAATGGGAACAGATCTGTCAGGAACAGAATGGAGAGCTGGATAGAGCAGAGGAAAGGAGCAGACGTTTATCTGATAGCACAAGCAAACCTCCATCTTCTCCAGGACTACGTATACAGAAACCGGGGTGAGATATGCCAAGGCGGATATTAAGACCATGCAACCACCCAGGATGTAATCAACTTGTTGAGAAAGGATATTGTGACAAGCATCGTAAGCAGAGAGATCAGCGCAGAGGTTCAGCCACTCAACGTGGATATGATCATAACTGGAGACAAGCCCGATTAATCTTTCTCCAAAGAAACCCACTCTGCATTCACTGCTACGAGAAAGGAAGGTTAACCCCTGCAACTGTGGTCGATCATATTACGCCGCATAAGGGTGATCCTGAGCTGTTCTGGGATAAGAAGAACTGGCAACCTCTGTGTGAGACTTGCCACAACATAAAGACTGCTACAGAGGATGGAGGCTTCGGGAACTAAAGACCCTATCAGACGGGCGTAAAGGTACCATATAGAGTTTCGGCATATCGTAGCATAGACAAGGTGGTAAACGTGCCTGTATGGGGTGCACAGAGCGTCTAATGAGCAATTGAAGGATTGGGTTAAGTCGAATCTTTCAGAAATAAATTATTTCCTTTTTTATTTTAAAAAAAAGGCAGGGGGGTCAAATTTCAAAAAAAAAAATTTAAATAGACCGCGGCCCCTGTTAATTAACATTCGGGCAGGTTTTCATAAGGGGGGGTATATATGGGACAACGGGGGCCGAAAGCAAAGCCTACGGAACTGAAAATGATACAAGGGACCTATCGCGCAGACCGGGCCCCGGAGAATGAACCGAAGCCGAACGCTCCTGCAGCAGTGCCGGAACCTCCGGCGCACTTGGATGCTACTGCTAAAAAAGAATGGCGGCGACTTGCGCCAGAGTTATTCCGCTTAGGGCTTCTAACAAAGGTGGATCTTGGAACATTCGAAGTTTACTGCCTTTCATATGGTCGTCTGGTGGCTGCTCACAAGTCTCTCAGGAAAGCGAAGACGATGTTTCACGAGTACACAAACAAAGCTGGGGCTACGAATTTTGTTGCGCGTCCAGAGATTGCGGTAATACAAAAGGAATCGCTGGTGATAAAAGCGTTCTGCGCAGAATTTGGATTGTCTCCTTCGGCGCGGACTCGAATGGAAGCCCCTACGATTCTTCCAGGTGGAGCCGGACCGCCGCAAGATGAAAAAAACAGTTTCGATGGATTCCTGAATGGACCAAGAAAACAAAGACTGCCCGGTACTTGAGTATGCCGAGCGCGTACTATCTGGTGACATTCCGGCAGGTGAACCAGTCCGGCTTGCTTGTCAGCGTCACCTGGACAATCTACGCGATTCGCAGCTTAACGTTACCACCTTTGAATACTATTTTGATGATCTGGCTTCACAGCATGCGATAGATTTTTTTGGTTACCTTCGGCATTCAAAAGGGAAATGGGCTCGGCAGTCGTTTGAATTGCAGCCGTGGCAAAAATTTATTGTGGGTTCGATATTTGGGTGGCTCCACAAGACCACACAATTACGAAGATTCAGGACTGCGTATGAAGAGATTCCACGGAAAAACGGGAAATCAACTAAGGTATCTGGTATCGGGCTGTATCTAACACTTGCCGATGAAGAATATGGGGCTGAGGTTTACGCTGCTGCAACCAAGCGCGATCAGGCAAAGATTACTTTTGATGAAGCTGCTCGAATGGTAAAAGCTTCACCGGATCTGATGCAATATTTCAGAGTGTACAAAAATAATCTGCATGTCATCGATACGGGTAGCAAGTTTGAGCCGCTCGGCGCTGACTCGGATTCCCAGGATGGTCTGAACGTTCATGGCGGACTGATCGACGAATACCACGCGCACAAAACGTCAGCTATGTATGACGTAATTGAGTCTGGTACATCTGCCCGTGAGCAACCGCTCATTTACGTTATCACGACAGCAGGGATAAATCAGAACGGCCCCTGCTATCAATTGAGAGATTACGCCATTAAGGTCTTGAAGGGCATCCAGCCGGACGAGACTTTTTTTGCGTACATTGCAACGATTGACGTTGATGACGATCCTTTTGACCCGGAAGTATGGATGAAGGCGAATCCCAATCTTGGAATATCCAAATCGCTTGACTATATGGTCAAGCAGGCGAATAAGGCAAAGCAGATGGCGACTGCTTATGTGAACTTTCTTATTAAGGATTTGAATCGCTGGACAAACGCTGCTGTTAAGTGGATATCACTGAACAAGTGGGATGCGTCTGCGGGAAGCATTGATCTGAAAGAACTAAAAGGCAGGAAGTGTTATGGCGGATTGGATTTATCTACTAAGCTGGATATCACTGCATTCGCCCTTATCTTCCCACCTGATGAACCGAATGGTGAATATATCATTTTGGTTTACTTCTGGATTCCAGAGGAAGCGGTACAGGAGAAGGAAGACAAGGACAAGGCTCTTTACACCCACTGGGTTAAGGAAGGTCTGGTTTATACTACTCCAGGCAACGTTATTGACTATCAATTCATTCGCAAAACTATCAACGACCTCGGCAAGCTATACAAGATTGAGCAGATAGCATATGACCCCTGGAAAGCTACTCAGACTGCACTGGAATTAACAGACGATGGATTCACTATGGTTGAATTGTCGCAGACTTTAAAGAACCTGTCAGAAGCTACGCAGGAGTTTGAGAAGCTAGTCGTTTCCAAACGATTAATTCACGGTGGGAATGAGGTCATGCGTTGGATGGTAGATAACACAGTTGTTCGTATGGACGAAAACGAAAATGTCGCTCCTGCCAAAAAGAAATCAACAGGTCGGATCGACGGTGTTGCTGCCGCGATTAACGCCCTTGCTCGGGCTATTGTCAAAGAAGATAACACATCTATTTACGAAAAAAGGGGGCCGCGGGACCTGTGAAGAAGCCAAAGCTAAAAATAACACTGGACCACATACGGGAACTGCTCCTGATATGTGGTTTTTTTATGGCTGCACGCGGGCTATGGATGATTTATCCGCCAGCCATGTTTATTATTTGCGGCGCCATCTTGGTCTGGATCGGCTTACCTGCAAAGGGAGGAGGTGAACGCTAAATATGGGATTTATAAGCCGGTTGGTAACTAGAGCACAAGAATATTCTATGGACGATTTTTTTCGTGACACTCGGCATCGTTCTTTGGGCGGACAATATGCAGGGGTTGAGGTTAGTGAAGGCGCAGCGCTCAGACTCATAACTGTGTACAGCTGCGTGAGGGTCCTTGCTGAAACGATTGGCACTTTGCCTATGGACGTATACCGAAAACGAAATGGCGGGGGCAAAGATGAGGCAAGGGATCATCCTGTTCATTCGCTGCTGCATGACACACCAAACGATGAAATGGTGTCGTCAACATGGAGGGAAACAACGGTTAGTGAACAAGCATTAGCGGGGAACAGTTATTCAATAATTACGCACAATCAGCGCGGGTACCCGATAGAACTGTATCCTATTCCATGGTACATGGTTAATCCTCAACGGAATCCAGAAACAAAGAAGATTGAATATGCCATAAATGACCGTGGAAAAGCGGAAATTTACCCAGCAGAAATGATCTTCCATACTCGGGGTTTTGGTTCTAATGGATTGGTGGGTTACTCACCGATCCGCATGGCTGCGTCAACAGTCGGAGTCGGTCTGGCAACTCAGCAATTCACTGAGCGTTTCTATACGCAAGGTATGAACGTAGGAGGATTGTTGGAACATCCTAATTCGCTAAGTGACGAGGCGTATAAACGGCTGACTGCTTGGCTGGATGAGAAGGGGAGCGGCATTGCAAACAGTTGGAAGCCTTTAATTTTGGAAGAGGGAATGAAATACAGCCGTATTCCAATCCCGTTGGCTGATGCTCAATTTATAGAAACAAAAAAATTCAACCGTGATGAGTTATGCGGTTTATTTCGCGTGCCTCCGCACATGATTGCCAACCTTGAAAAGTCATCTTTCAACAATATTGAGCAAATGAGTACCGAATTCGTTATGTATTCGCTCATGCCATACATCACACGGCTTGAGCAGACGGCAAATTGGAGGCTTTTCACACCTACTGAGCGTGCTCAAGGGTACTATGTTCGCTGCAATGTTAAGGGACTGCTGCGCGGTGACTATATTAGTCGTCAACAGGGGCTACAAATTCAGCGTCAGAACGGCGTAATTAACGCCGATACATGGAGAGAGCTTGAGGATATGAACCCTACGGGAGAAGAATCAGGCAAAAAGTACCTGGTTAACGGGAACATGATTCCTGCTGATCTGGCGGCAAGTAAAACTGCTGAAAACGTGCTGAAAGGGGGTGAAGGAACGACGTGAAAAAGTTTTGGAATTTTAAAAATGAGGGCAACCGCCCGTCCTTGTACATTTACGGAGTCATTGAATCTATGGATTGGTGGGGGGACGAAGTTACACCCAATCAATTCAAGACTGATTTAGACGAATTGGGTGATGTAACCGAGTTGGATGTATATATCAACTCCGATGGCGGTGATGTTTTCGCCGGGCAAGCGATTCACAGCATGCTTAAACGTCATAAAGCCCATGTTAACGTCTATATTGACGGTCTGGCGGCTTCCATTGCCTCTGTAATCGCTATGGCAGGCGACACGGTATATATGCCTCGCAACGCTATGATGATGATCCATAATCCGTGGACGTTTTCTATGGGGAATGCAGCACAGCTTCGAAAGACTGCCGATGATCTGGATAATATCCGAAAAAGTCTCATCGCCGCATACATCGACAAGTCAGGGATTGACGAAACCCGACTCATTGAGCTGCTGGACGCTGAAACGTGGCTATCTGCAGACGAGGCAATCAGTTATGGCTTGGCTGACGAGATTGACCAAGGCAAGGAAATTGCAGCCTCGCTTAATGCCGGAGTACTGCGGGTCAACGGTCAGGACATGGATCTTTCCAAATATAAGAATGCACCAAAAATATTTGTTGTTACTGCGGCGACCAAGACTCCTGCGAGTGATCCGAAACCGGAACCTCCACAAAGAACTCGGTCGTCGTTGTCGTTGTACGAAAAAATACTATCTACCAATGAGAGGATGTCCAAATAATGAAAAAGACTAAAGCAGAATTACAACAAGAACGCGCAGCGCTTATTCAAAACCAACGTGAGATTTTGAATCGAGCAAAAACAAGAGCGGAAGACACTGAATTGACAGAAGAAGAAGTTACAGAGTTCGAACGCATCAACACTGAAATTGCAGCGCTCGAAGAACGTATTGCTGCTCTGGAAAAGCAAGCTGGTTTGGAGGAAGAATTGGCAAAACGTGAGGGAACGTTGGACGATCCTGCTTCAGCTCGTTACCGTCCTTCCGCTGCAGCATTAGGCGGTAGCCCTGTTCAAGCAAAATTGAAAGATACAGCTGGATTCAGCAGCTTTGGTGAGTTTGTAAATGCTCTGCGCTTTGGTGACTCGAAAGGTCGAATTCACAATCTTAAAGTCAATGAAAATCAAGGCGGTGGCGTAGAAGTTCCAGAGGCGTTCCGTGATCAAGTCATGTCATTCCGTAACGAGTTTACTTTGGGTGGAGATGGTGGAGCACAGCCTTTTATCCCAACTCAATTCCGTCCGGATAAGGTTTTGCAACTGAACGCACCTGATTCAATTGTGCGTCCTCGCGCAACTGTACTGCCTGCTGGTTCCCCTCCTGATTCCAAGATCACCATTCCTGCGTTGGATCAAGGCAGTAACGGGGTGTATGGTGGGGTAGAAGTTAAGTGGATCGAGGAAGGCGGCAACAAGCCTGAGACGGATGCGGATATGAAGGAAGTAACACTGGAGCCGCATGAAGTAGCTGCTACAACGGTTGTAACAGACAAGTTGCTCCGAAACTGGCAGGCGGCTGACTCCTTCATTCGTACACTACTTGAAAACGCCATGACCGCCGCTGAAGATATTGCTTTCTTGACCGGGGATGGTGCGGGTAAACCTCTTGGAGTATCTACGGCCGCAGGTGGGTTATCGGTTAAGAGAAAGACAGCGAATCAAATTGATTACATCGACGCGGTGAACATGCTGGCAAGCCTATTGCCTGAGTCTGTCGGCAACGCCGCTTTCATTGCTCACCAATCTACATTGCCGCAACTCATGACGATGAAAGACCCTGCTGGTCGTTACATCTATATTCAGGGAGATGCGACACGTGGTGTGCCGTCAACACTATTGGGTATTCCGATCAAGTTTACAGGTCGTACAAAGCCTCTTGGCACAAAAGGTGACTTGCAACTGGTGGACTTCATGTACTACCTCATCAAAGACGGTTCCGGTCCATTTATTGACGCTTCGGAACATGTGATGTTCCGTCAAAACAAGACGGTCATTAAAGCGTTCTGGAATGTTGATGGTAAACCGTGGGTTATCGAACCGCTTACGCTGGAAGATGGCGTAACAAAAGTGAGCCCTTATGTGACCCTGGATGTACCAACTGCCTAAATAAAAAGATAGACCCGGCGTGGTCCGGGTCTTTTAAGGAGGAAAAATAATGTCTAAGGATGACAAACGCCAATACCTCGTAACATCAACCTTTGTAGATAAGGAGACCGGGGACGTAGTTTTACCTGGTGCGTATTTTTTTGCTACGGAACAACGAGCTCGGCGTCTTCAAGCGGCCGGAGTAATTGCGGATGATGATGCTGGGACAACTCCAGATGCTGCAGATACCGAAAAGAAACCTGTTAAAACGAAAACGACCAAAGACGACACACCTGATGTACCTGACACACCTAGCACTTCTGATGTCGCTGGTGGTGACACGAATGCTGACAACCCTACAGAGGGCTAAAAGTTATCTGTCCATTCCCTTGGACGACACGTCACAAGATTTTATACTGCTTACCGCTTTAGGTGCAGCTTCGGAATGGATTGAACGGGAATGTAATCGTAGCTTCGAATACAAGACATATCAGCAAACGCTGGACGGTCCTGGAACCAAGTTCCTCCGGCTTCGAAATTTCCCGATTCATTCTGTCTCGTTACTTAACCTGAATGGCAAAGACCGTTTGAGTGATCCATTTACTGTAGAGTCTGAAAACGGAATGCTTTTTAAACGCTCTGGCTGGCCTTGTGGAGAACGTATTGTTGAGGTCGAGTATTTGGCAGGGTACATCTTGCCGAGCGATGCAGAGGACGCGCCAGCGCCTACACTGCCGCAGAAATATGAATGGGCTTGTATACTGCTTGCTCAAACACTGATGCGTGAACAGGGAGTAACCAGTGAGCGAGTAGGAGACATTTCCGTAACATACAAAGATGAGGGTCGAAGCCTGCCGGGTGCAGTCAAGGCCCTCATTGCATTGTGAGGTGCTTGCATGGCTGGAGCAAGACGAACACGAACCCGCCGCGCTAATGTTGAGTTGGACGAAACCAGCTTTCTTCCGGCAATTATGGCGAACTTAAAGAAGCTGCGTAAAAAAGAGGTTCATATAGGTATGCAGGGTGACGCTGATCTGGCGATGATTGCAGGGGTGCATGAATACGGATCAGCCAAAATGAAAATCCCGGCCAGGAGCTTTATTGGGACCGGAAAAAAGAAGTCTGCTGCTGGTATATCCAAATGGGTTCGTACAAACATAACGCCTGTTGCTATGGGGAACATGGATGTTATGGCTTTTTTGGAAGAGATAGGCGCAATCGGGGAAACGAAGACGCTTGCTAATTTTAATCGCATCAAGCAGCCTCCACTTTCTCCACTCTATGCCCGGCGTAAACAGGGCAAAAAAATCCTCATTGCCGATGCGGACCTGCGGGATAGCATTACCCATGTGATCGTGGACAAGTAGGAGGTAGGTTATGCGTAAGTTTGCTTTTGGGGGGATCATGCGGAAATATAACGTGCCTTACGTATTTGTCCGGTCTGCTTCGGGCTACTGGGACGAGGATGGGGTCTGGGTTCCTGCGAAGGAAGAACGTGTTTCGTTACAGGGGCATTTTCAGCCTGTCTCCGCTAAGCTTCAGCAGGAGGAAGGCGGCAAATACACGGAGGAAGATCGTACGCTGTACACAGCATCCGAGCACTCCAATGGTGACCGGATAGAATACCAGGACAACCATTACACAGTGGACACAGCCGAGGTTCGAGAGTACAGCGATATTAATAAATATATGTTGAAAAAGGTGGTCAGAAATGATTCCGTTCAAGGCGATCCGGTCAGCGATAGTTCGTAATCTATCGGCTGATGTGGGTGTAAAGGCCGTGGAGTTGAACGGCGGGGGGGATATGCCAAAAGGCGCGTTTCTAACATACAGCTTTGACGGATTCCCAGAAGGCCGAGGCTTTCCGGTAGTAACACAGGAAAATGGAAAATTGGTACAGCGGGAGACGGTGGAATTTACCGTCTCTTTTTTGTCCTACGCTGCGGATAGCGCCGATAGCATCACGAACGCACTACGGGCGCAGGATTGGTTTAAAACCATAGGCCGGGATGTTCTCAAGGATTTGGACGTGATCGTTTTTGACATTGGCAGCGTGGACAACCGGGATATCCTTATCGCAGACGAGTGGGAACGGCGATATGGGTTCGACGTGGATTTTCGTACAACCTCCGTTGCGGATCAGGATCTTGAGTACATCGAAAAAGTGAAGATTGCAAACAAAATAATAACGTAAGGAGCTGATTGTTTTGGCGGTACGTGGAGACGTGCAAGTAATTATTAATATCCTTCGTCCTACTCCTAAAACCGGATTGGGTAGGCCGCTTATTATCGGTGCTGCGGCTGCGGCTACTGAGTTTAAATTGTATTACGATCTTGACGCTGTTTTGGAGGACTTTGCGAATACGTCACAGATTTACAAGGCTGCTTATGCTTTGTTCAATCAAGGCAGCAATTCACCGGAATCCATTGCAGTTATGCAGTATAAAACGGGAGACCCACTTGCGGACTGGCTTCCAAAGATTTTTTCAAAAGACTGGTACTATCTCGTTTCTACCAGCCGCACGCTGGCAGATGTCACAGCGATAGGGGATGCAGTGGAACTTGATAATTCGCGGCTATTTTTCGTAGCTTCCAGCAGTAAAACGGATTTGGCCACAATTAAATCCAAGAAATATACGCGCACAATCGCCTTTTACCATGAAGACATTACCAATTACCCTGATGCTGCTTGGATCGGCAGTGCTGGTCAAAAACCAGCGGGGTCATTAACGTGGAAGTTTCAACCGCTTAAAGGTATTGCTCCTATGGATATCACTGAAACGGAAATGCAAGCCATTCACGCATTAGGGGCGAACACCTATGTAACTAAGGCTGGAGACGATCAAACGTCTGAAGGGGTAACGGTGTCAGGGGAGTACATTGATATTATTCAATGTCAGGACTGGCTTATCCTTAACATTCAGTTGGGTGTGCAAAAATTGTTTTTCCGTCAGGACAAAGTAGGGTTTTCCAACAGCGGCATTGCTCAAATTGAAGCCGTTGTTAAAACCAATCTTTTGCGAGCTGACCAACAGGAAATGATAGCCCATGGTGATGATGGCTTGCCGTTATACTCAACGGATTTTAAACGCCGCTCTGAGGTAGACCCAGTGGACCGGGAAAAACGTGAGTACAACGATGCAAAGTTTACTTTTGAGCTGGACGGAGCAATCCATAAGTCAAAAATCACTGGATTAATCCAGATTTAAGGAGTTGATTTAATTGCCTAAAACAACCACATATGATCCTATGGACCTCTCCACATCTGTTGGAGGGGTTTTTCTTACGGGTTTTTCTGAGGACTTGGTAGAGTGGGAAAAAGACGAAGATTCCAATACCTTCAAGGTCGGAGCGCAAGGGGATGTACTTGTAACCAAGGTAAATAACCCACTCGCTACACTCAAAATCACATTGCTTGCAACAAGTCCGCAAGTGGCATACATGGACAAACTGGCCGTTACTGGTGAGGTCGTGGACGTTAGTGTTATTTACAACGGCACCCCAAAAGAAACCATTACAAGTACGGCCGGAGTGGTAAAAAAGCCTGCCGCACGGAAGTACGGTAACGAAGCCGATGACCGCGAATATGAAATTCAATTAACAAACCATGAAATTCTTTAATCTAATAAACCAAATTTAAGGAGACGATTATAATGGCTAATTTCAAACAAAAAAACTACACATCTAAGGTTGAAGGTAAAGAATATCTGTTCCAGCATCCAGGTGTCCGTGCCGTTGCTAAAATTAACGATGCTAGTAAAAATAAACATGGTGTAGTGTTGGAAGAACGTATGTATGAGGAAATGCTTAAAAATGTAATTGTTCAGCCTAAACTTAAACTTGACGACTTTGACAATTATTCTGAATGTTCCGAAGTTATCAATGCCGCCTATGCTTTTATTACAGGGACAGAGGATGATAAAGCAAATGACGATCAGCAAGCGGGAAGCCAATCGGAGGGCTAATGAACGTTGGGATCAATGGCGGCTATTGTTATCTGATATGGGCGTTACGTACAGTGATCTTTTTTTGATGGACGACGACGATCTAGCAGAAGCAAACGCTGCTTTGGATATCCATATAAAGCAGCAAGAACGTGCTGCAAATAAACCTAAGTGAGCGCCTATACAGGGCGCTCTTTTTGTTGTGAGGTGATCGTATGGCTGGCGGCGTAATTGGGAACTTAATGTTTGCCGTTGGTTTCAAAGTGGCAGAAGGTCCATTGCGCCGAGCTGAGGACCAACTTAGTAGCTTACGCGGCGGGGTATTTGCTTTCGGAGCTGCTGCAACAGCGGCTATGGGTGCTTTTGCTATTGCATCTGTAAAGGCTGCATCTGACTTTGAAAAGAACATGTCTCAGGTGCAAATGGCTACCGGACAAACGGACCAGCAAATGCAGGCGACGAAGGAAATTGCCAAGAATTTGTATTCCCAAAATTTCGGGGAAAATTGGCAGGACTTGAGCGGTGCTATTAGCACCACGGCGCAGATAACCGGACAGACAGGGGCGGCGCTGGAGGGCACAACCAAAAATGCAATGCTTTTGGGCCGAGCCTTTAATTTTGAGGTTGGGGAATCTGTAAAGACGACTGATACCATGATGCGACAGTTTGGCATCACATCCGAGCAATCCATGACGTTGTTGGCGCAGGGGGCACAAAAGGGGCTTGATAAAACGGGCGAGCTGCTTGACACAGCTAACGAGTATTCCGTTTCCTTTAAAACCCTGGGGTTCTCCGCTAACGATATGTTTGATACACTCGCCGCGGGAAGTGGTAGCGCCTTCCAATTAGATAAAGTTGGGGATGCGGTCAAAGAATTTAATATCCGAGCGAAAGACGGTTCCAAGACCACAACACAAGCATTTCAAATGCTGGGGCTGGATGCAGATAAAATGTCTCGCACATTTGCTGAAGGTGGACCCAAGGCACGTGATTCCTTCCGGCAAATTACCCGGATGTTGGCGGATATTGAAAATCCGGTAGAGCGAAACACCATCGGCGTAGCCCTTATGGGTTCTCAATTCGAGGATTTAGAAGCCAAAACGATTATCGCTATGGGTGGAGCTAGGAAACAGTTTGACATGACCAAGGACACCATGAATGAAATAAACAAGGTCAGGTTTAACAGTCCCGGTGAGGCTCTAGCGATGTTTGGTAGGCAGATAGAAACCGGAATCCTTATACCTGTTGGTCAAAAGTTGCTGCCATACCTAAATCGCTTTGGGCAGTGGGTGGCTGACCACAATCCCCAAATAGAGGCGTTTGGTGCTGCTATAGGGGATAAGGTGGGCAAGGGCATAGAATGGCTCACAACCAAAGCGAAAGAGCTATGGCCCACACTACAAAGCGTTGGCAGTACAATTGCGGGCGTCGTGCAAAAAATGGCGAGTTTCGAGGGTGTAGCGCCTAAAATAGCAGGCATTGCA